CCCTGTTCTTTTATAAATATTTAGCTGCCCTTGGTTCATCGGGTACATCCAATAAACACCGTCAGCGGAACAGACTATCGCCTGACCATTAAAGCTCGATGGCTGAACCAAAGGAGTAGATAATCGAATCCAAGCATCTCCTATCCTTTTGCAAAACTCCAGCAATGGACCTGAAGACCCGCCAATATTGCCTGTCATAAGATAAACACCATCTCCACTAAGAGCTCCTGCGCCAACTGTTTGGCCGTATCCAGTACTCGCAGGCAAAGCATCCGTTAGTGTAATTACATCGCCCATTCGCCTAAAAGACTGACTACTGGGTATGTTTCTATCAGTGGAAATATTACCTAGTATCACTCCCGTTGAAGCATCAGCGCTAAAAAGCGTTTTTGTTGCACTGAAGCCCGCAGGCACGCTACCTACAAATGACGGGACGACTCTAGTTGTAGCAGGTGAAACTGGATTAGGACCAAACTTCATCATCCATCCTGCGTACGACGCCTGAAGATAAACCGATCCATCCGCAAGCTTATACCCATCCGGTGGAGGCGCAGCAGTAAACAAAATATCGCCAATGGCCTGCGACGGTGGAATTGTCACCGTCTTCCAAAGCGAATTCCCTGAAGCATCAGTACCAAGAAAACTATTCGCAACCGGAGCCGGAATTCCCGCAGAAGCCCCCGCTGCCTGTGCATAACTTTGCGCAGAAGCAGCAGAAGCCGCCGCTGCATTTTTGGCAGTAACCGCCAACGCAACCTGATCAGCAGCAAGCCCCACTTTCTGCCCAGCCAAAGTTGCTGAACTGGCCGCAGCCGCCGCACTCGTAGCCGCAGCCGTCATCGATCCCGCCGTAGCCGTCATCGAATCCGCCTGCCAAGCCAGCGCAGTATTAACCTCCCCCACCATCACAGCCTGAGCCGTTAGCGAAGCCCCGGCCTTGGCATCAAACACGGCCTCGGCATCAGTCGGCAATGGCGCAGGTGGAAGTGGAGTAAGTAGAGGTGGTGTAGTTGAAGTAGTCATTACATAAGGCTCCTGATTTCGAGGGAGTATTCGGCGCGGTCGTAAGTGGAGAGCACGAGTGCGAGTCTTTCGAAGCGGCCGACGATGATGGTGGAATCTACATCTTCACTGCCGATATAGAGCGCGGCGGTGTCGCTCAGGGGTTCCAGGGCGCGCAGTGCGCTGGAGACCTGGCTGCCGCGCATGACGATATTGAAATCGACATAACGCCTGCGTCCGCGCGGGACGATGCTGACGTTGCCGAAGTCGTCCTCCTTGATCGATGAGTAACTTTCCGTCCCCAGGCCGGAGCCGTAGACGGCGACGCCGATGTCTTTGGACATGCCCATGATCAGCATGCCGATTTCAGCGGTTGAGCCCGGTGCGTTGGCAACGACGCGGATGTCGGCGTTGCTGAACGCGGGCAGGTCGAACTGGGCGACGTTGTCCTTGATGACGAATTGACCGAAGTAGTAGCGATACCAACTGCCACCGGCCTTGTTCGACATGGTGAAGGTTTCGTCGTAGACCACGGCGCCGCCGACCAGCATGGTGATATGCACGGTGGAGGCTTTGACGCCGACCAGGCCGATGGAGTTGACTCGCGCGCCGGGGCGGATGGTCAGGTCGATGCTGTCCGGGTTGCTGGTGGCGGTACCGATCAGCCAGGTGTTGCCGGCGCGTTTGTTGAACATCTTCCAGCGGTTGGTCGGGCCCAGGTCCAGCCAGGCCGGGAGGATGACGCTATCGGTTTCCGGGTTGCGGTTGCTGTGGGCGACCAGGGATTCGTAGTTGCGGTGATTGAGCATCACCCGTGTGCCCACCGGATAAGTAGTCGCAGCGGCCCAGAGCGGGTAGTCCGTTTCCGGGACGTTGCTGGCGATCACTTTCGCGGGGGTGATTTCAATGGGCGGTACGACTTTCATGCCGCCACCTCCTGCAGGGCGATGCCTGACTCGTTCTGTTGGCGGATGCCGTAGGCGGTTTTTTCGCTGTAGCGGGCGATCTGCGACAAGTCGTTATGTATCTCCACGCGCAGCTGCCGCAGCTCGGCCACGGTCGCGTCGACGCTACCCGAGCCGTTGAGCATTGAGGCGGTCTGGTTGGCGCTGTAGATCCGCGAGGGTCCGGTGACTTCCAGTTCGGGGCCGTTTTCCCCGACCAGACGCAGGCCGCCACCGAACATGCCGCCTGCGGCGTAGCGCGGGATTTCGCCGTTTTTGATGGCGTCGTTGCGGATGGCATTGGCGATGGTGGCGGCGGTTTGTGCGCCGCTGCCCAATTGTCCCGCCCAATACATCATCCCGGCCGGATCGGCATCGCGACCCAACACGCTTTGATACAGGCTATTGAGATCATTCGGGCTTGGCGCCCCGCCCGACCCGCTATTCAATACCGGGCTGGCACCCACGCTGCCACTGGCCACTGCCGATTTGACCGCCGCCGCCGCACTGATCGTCGCCCCCAGATTGGCGATGGCCTGGGCCACCGAAATCACTGAGTTATCGACACCGTTCAGCGCGTCGAGCTGCTTCTGGGCCGTATCAAGTTGCTGATCCAGCTTGGCCATTTCGTCGTCGTATTGATCCTTGGCGCTCTTGATCTGGTCCTGCACCGTGGCCAGCAGTTGTTCTTCGGTGCTTAGCTGGCTGTTGGTCAGGCCGTTAAGTTCGGCGACCACATTGGCGGTGCGGCCCTGATCGCGGTTGAAGTCTTCCAGGGAGCCGTACAGGTCCGTGGTATTGCTGCTGACCGTGGACAGCGCGTCGTCCAGACCACTGACACTGCTGACAGAGCCGCCGGAACGGGCGGTCGCCAATGCCGCCTGCAACGTAGCCTGGGCCTGGTTACGGAGCATTTTCACCGCATCGCTGGAGGTGCCGCGCAAGGCTTTCAGGGCATTGGCAAGGGCGTTGCTGATACCGGTCATGTCGGAAATGCTTTTCTGCGCCGTAGCCGCCATGTCGTTAAGTGAACCGACTCGGGCGTTGTAGGCGTCAGTGACATTCTTTTGTTCTGCCGCTACGGCCCGTTGTACGGCGCTGAACGCGTTGTTGACCGAGGTAGTCGCCGCCGCGAGTGCCGCCTCCTGCGCTGCGAGCGCTGCATCCTGCGCCGCCTTGGCCCGGGATTCGAGAATGTCGTAAGCCGCAGACGCATCACCGGCCAGGGTAATCAGCTTGGCCAGCATGCTGCGGCCGGACTCGGTGGTGATGTCCTGAGACTCAACCAGATCGCGATAGGCATCGCGACTGGACGGCAGGTTGACGCCCAGGTCCTTGAATTCCTTGCCCACCGCCGTCAGCACGTTGTCGGCTTTTTCGGTGTCGCTGAAAAACTTGTCGTAATAAGTCGCCGCGCCGCTGCTCAGCTTGTCAAAACCACCGGCCAGCAGGCTTAGTTGCTCAGCCATGAAACCGCCCTGCACGCTGGTCTGGAACAGCCCGACGTTGAGGTTTTTCAGGACGTCGTTAACGCCGTAGAGGTTTTTGACGAAGGTGGTCAGGGTTTCAAAGGTGAAGCCGCGGGTGTCGGCTTGCGTGGCGTCGGAGATGGCCAGGACCGAGGCGTCGGCAACCTTGCTGAACCAGGCGGCGACTTCGGTCTGAACCTGTTCGGCAGTTTTATCCTTGGTGCTGATTTGGATAGAGGCCACGTTCAGGCCATCGAGTACACCATCGTTCAATTGAACGTTGAGCATCTCGAACAGATTCTGTACCGCATCTTCGGTGGCATCGAACGTATCGTCGAAGCCCTTTTGCATGGTTGGATCAAGCGCAGTCAGGCGGGTGCGCTTTTTATTGCTATGAAGAAGACCGCCTTTTTTCTTCTGATATTCGAACTGCTGACCGGTGAAATCACCATTGGTGACATCCAGTTGCAGGCCTTGATCCTTGGTCGTCCATTGCCCGGCAAATAACTTGTTGCCGAGCATGGAGCCAAGCGCAGCACCGATGAGCGTGCCAATACCTGGCAAGATCGAACCGATCGTTGCACCCAACGCCGTTCCGCTGAGTGCCGTGGCAGCTGCCGTCCCCAACATCGTGCCAGCCGTTGCACCACCCCAGCCTGCGGCGCCGCTAACAATACCGCCTTTCAAGCCATTGGCCTGATAACCGGAGATAAACCCGGTCACACCACCTGCTAGCGCACCGAAACTGCTTCCGGCGCCGCTCCAGGTGCTATTGGTTTGCGCATTGACCCAGTTGTTGTATTGAGCACCCGAATAATCGGCCGCGTGTGAACCGGCCGCTCCACCACTTGAACCAAACAGACCAGAAACATAATCAGACGCACTACTGGCAGCCCCTTTGAGCCCACCAAAAAAACCGTCGCCATTGCTCCAGCCAGATGCAATGGCGTCACCCAGTTTGCTGGTAATGGAACCCGCACCTTTGAGCAACGAGGTGATGTCGACTCCACCGGAAGAGGCTTTATCGGCAGCATCACCGGCGATGCTGCCGAACCCAAGTGCACTGGTCAGCTTTGCGGCCAACCCGGTAGTCAGTTTTGCAATCACGGGATTGATAAATGACCCGACAAGATCGGCAAGTAATTGCTTGAAGCCGGTAATGAGCTTTGCCGAGAAGCCTTTGAAACCGTGATCGATGTTCTTGAAGACATCGACAAAGGCGTTGTTGACAAGGTCTACAGTGCCTTTGACAAAGCCTTTAACGGCAGCCTCGGCGCCCTCGTCTATTGCACCGGGTTTGGATGTTGCGGCTGCGCCTTTACTATTATCTGTAGCCTGTCCGACACTCGCAGCGGCACCGGCACCGACACTTTTCTGAAGAGCCGCACTTGCTTGGGCTCCCGCGTCCTTAAGATCCTCGAGCTGCTTTTGCGAAGCACTCAAGTCCACTTTGCCCAAGCTATCCATCGCCTTGGCTGCAGATACCATGGGCGCGCTCAGCTTGCCGAGGCTAGTGATTAGTTTTGCAACGTTGTTATTGAGGGTCAGGACATCTCTATTCGCCGCCCGCGCCTGACTGCTATCAACCTTGATCACCACATTGGTTGTGTCAGTCATGGCCAGACCTCCCGGGCTCAACCCGATCTCCTGGGTCGGCCTCCTGTCTCAGGTAAAAATATTCGGGGCACATAGTGTTCTCCGGACAATAAAAAACCCGCCGTGGCGGGTGTGGGGTGTTCAGGCTTCATGGATTACCCGGTAATGGATCGTGTCCATGCGCATCAGTGCGCGCAGTTCTTCGGGTTCGAGCTGGCGGTCCATGAGACGGGTCCAGGCCTGCATTTCCAGCCAGGTCAGAGGCTCGCTGGTGCGTTTGCATTCCCAGTACAGCCCGGCCAGATAGTCCATGCCTTCGGGCATGGGCGGGATATCCAGCTCCCTGGGCTTGTGGCCGGTCAGCTTCCAGACCCGGGTCAGGTGATCGCGCACACAGGCGTCGGAGCCGGCAGGCACTTTGCTCAGGCGCATTTCACCTTCCCAGTGGCTCAGGAGGCTGTCGAGTCTGGCGCGAAAAAACGTGAGCGGTTACTCGCCAGGGCTTCGACTTCCTGAGACAGGCCGGGGTTTTGTGCCAGCAGCTCCATCACTGCCTCGGTGCTGAACGGCACGTCGAACGACCAGCCGATAACCAGTGCCGAGCGGTATTTGAGGGTGCCGGCACTGGTGATCTCGTAGATTTCGTCGAGGGACAGCTTGGCTTCGTCACGGTCACGGCCTTCGCGGCTGAGCTCCAGCAGGCGACGGCGCGCGGCCGGGGCATCGGAGCTGACCACGATCAGGTAGTGCTCGGTGGGCGTGCCATCGGGCAGGGTCAGGGGCAGTTTCTTGCCCTTTTCGATGGCGGCCAGGGCAAAGAAATCGGACAGGGCGAAGGGTTTAATGGTCGGGGTTTCGGGTTTGGTGGTGGTTTTTTCGGTTTTGACAGTCATTGGATGTTCTCTTGGAAGGAATGGGAACTGTGGGAGCCGCCTTGGTGGCGATGGCGTCGGCTCAGTCACCAAAGTATTGCGAGTGCTGCGCACTCGATCGCCAGCAAGCCGGCGCCCACAAAAGCCGGGTATCAGGCAGCGGAGCGGGTGATTTTCAGGGTGCTGCCGACGACGCCGTCGTAACCGGCACTGACGGTGTATTGCGGGATGATCGCGCCGGGGCCGCTGACCTGTTTCTGGCCCTGGGTGTAGCGCACGTTGGGCAGTTCCAGGGTGTAGCTGTCGGCGCCTTCGGTGAACTCGATCTTGTGCGAGGTCCTGGTTTCGTTGAGGACCTTGTCCCACAGCACGGCGTCCACCAGATAAGCGCTCATGGAACCGGTGACCACAGCCACGCCGTTGCTGATATCGAAGGCTTCACGGTTGCCCAGGGCGAACAGCGCTTCCATGCCGTTGTTGAGGTTGACGCTCCATTCCGTGGCGTAGGCCACCGGTACGCCGCCTTCAGTCAGGGCCAGGTTGGTGGTGATCATGATGTCGGTGGCAGTGGGGGCGATGAAGGTCGAACCTACGGCCAGTGTGTATTTCTCGGCACGGGTGCCGATCATGCTGAAGGTCACGCCGACCGGAGCGTTGATCGGCGAGCTGATGGCCATGGTGCCGACACGGCAGCCGGAGTACAGGTAGTCGACGCCGATGTCGGTATGGCGTTCCAGGATCGCGAAGGAGCGGTCGTTCTTGCCGATCAGCAGGGTGTCGTTGTCCCAGGTGCCTTGCATGGCGGCCTGGATCAGGTCGTCGAAGCTGCTGAAAGACAGCTCGACGGCAATATCGCCGGCGACGCTATAGGTGCCGCCACGACTGACCGCCTGTTGGCGGGTCTGATTGATTTCTGCGGTGGTGACTTCGTTGATGGTCGGTGTCAGACCGGCAGTAACGAAGCGGATCGGCTTCCAGGCCGGCGTGGCCGGAAGGGCACCGTTGACTTCTTCAACATAGAAAGTCTGTACAGCAGAACCGTTAGCGAGTGTGCTCATTGTGTATCTCCATAAACAAAAAACCCGCTCATTGGCGGGTGTGGGTGGGTGTTGCAATAGGAGTGGTTAGTTGCTGATGTAACTCAGGCGGCGTCAACTTTGCGACTGATGAGGCGAATAATCAGTTCACGAATAGCCGTGACCCCGATAAAGCCAATCGCGCCGCCGGCGCCAATGGATAAGTTGGACGGCCAGGCCATCCATTCGATGATGCTGCTGGCCGACAAGCTGAGGCCGCCACAGATCAGGGCTTCTAGAACAATGCGCAAAGTACTGGTTTCCTTGGCGTCATAAAGAACGCGCAGGATAGAAATGATCACGGCCATAATTGCGCCTTGCCATGAAGAATGTGTGAGGGCCAGCCAGATGCCGGCCCAGAATGACGGATCGTTATCCGGCGTCATGGTGGCTCTCGCTAAATGAAAGTAGAAGAATTATTAAGTTAGTTGGATACAAGCGGATTAAACCGACTGTCGTTGCGTCACTCACAAAAACAACAGCATGGAGAAAATCTACGTCATGGCGACACGCATGTAAATACATATTTATAGTTATTTTTTTAAATTTTTAAATACACAAATAACGAACACGCAACAACCCGGAATTAACCGGGTTATTTGTTAATAACAATACTACTCAGATAACTAGCTAGAGCACTTCACAACCATCAGGCGACCTCTTCACTCAATAAGCCTTCTGATTCGAATACGTCCTGAGCCCTGAGCAGCGCCAGATTCACTCGCGCCTCCAGGTCACGACGAATACCTGCGGCCCAGCGTTGCCGCGTACGTTCGGAGCGAACCTCGTCATCCCAGTTGGACATGTCGTACCACGCCGCCGGCAATACCGCAGTGGAGCGCTTGCCGTGGGCCGCGCCCTTGACCAGGGGAAAGCCCCAGGTGACTACACAGCGTTCGCGGAATAGCGAGGGTGCTGGCGAGTTGATAAGCGGAGTAAGCAACTGCAGGGCGGCGATCTTTTGCGTCAGGTGAGTGGAGAATTTTCCGACCAGGGCGCCCCACTGCTCCTCTGACAGGGAAGAGTGCAATCGCGCATGGAGCCAGCAGTCATAGATTTTCATCTCGGCCTTGCTCAGGCCATTGCCGCGCCGGGTGACCTCCCCGGGCGTGACTTGGGTCTGCCAGGACTGGCTCTTGATATCGCTCATGGTGTCGGCGGCCAGGACCCGGACTACGGCGGCTAAAACGTTTCGATAAATCATCGTGCTGTACTCCTATTCACAGAAAGCAGCCTCGAAATCGTCTTGATCGCCGCCCCTCGATGACAGGCCTGGCAGTGGATTTCTCGCTGACGAAAACAACGATATATGCATCAACGCATAAAATCAAATGCAAAATAGCATTTGCAATATGCACAAACGCGAATCAATATGCACGCCATGCACAATCGCACCGTATCGACTGTTTTAAGAGAGCTGCTGGCCCGGGACGGAATTTCCCCCACGGAACTCCATCGCCGCACCGAAGTGCCTCAATCCACTCTGTCCCGGATCCTCAACGATAAAATCGCCGATCCGGCGGACAAGCACATCTCGAAAATCGCCGAGTATTTCCGCGTGACCACCGATCAGCTACGCGGGCGTGTGCCCCTGGCGGCGGTGACTTCACGCGCCAATGCCGCGCATACCGAGTTGCAGGACATCAGCATCTGGGATGACCAGACGCCTCTGGACGACGATGAAGTGTCGGTCCCTTTTCTTCGCGAGGTTGAATTGGCGGCAGGATCAGGAAGATTCGTGATCGAGGAGAGCTCCAACGCATCGTTGCGCTTTGGCAAGCGCAGCCTGCGCCATAACGGCGTGCAGTTCGATCAGGCCAAATGCGTCACCGTGCGTGGCAATAGCATGTTGCCGGTGCTGCGCGATGGCGCCACGGTAGGGGTCAATGTCGGCAAGTCGGCCATTGGCGATATCGTCGATGGCGATCTCTATGCCATCAACCATAACGGCCAGTTGCGAGTGAAGCAGGTCTATCGCCTGCCGTCGGGCATTCGTTTTCGCAGCTTCAACCGTGACGAGCACCCGGACGAGGACTACACCTTTCAGCAGGTTCAGGAAGAACAGATAGCCATTCTTGGTCATGTGTTCTGGTGGGGTATGTTTGCCCGATAA